AATATATTATATAAGATTAACGCTTATAGCGAGGCCTTCGAACTTTTAGTTTACTACGGGGTTAAATCACTCCCTTTGTTAAATAAAGTAAAATATATTTAATATTTACAAACACTAGCCTTTTAAAAAGGCTTTTAATCCAGGAACGACGTTTTTATTAAACGCGGTGGCTATAGTATTTGCCGCCTTATAGAAGCTCTTTGCCTCAGCTATTGCCTGAGTTACAAAAGAACCTATTTCATTAGATTTTTCCGCTGTGTACTGCGTTTTTTGTGCTACACTAGCTATGATTGGACGTGCTGTCCTCATAAGCTGATCTACTGACTTATGTTCATCAACTAGTGTTGGTTTTGATTCAGTTGCTGCTGCTGCCTGCAATTGAATACCGGTTCCTCCAGAAAAATTACCCGCTTGACCTTCTAGGTGTGTTACAACCTCTAAGAATACTCGAGTGAGTGGGGGAAAACCTGAACCGGCTATATAAATAGGATTGAAAATCCCTTCACCATTGTTTGTTACTGTGTTATTGGCAAATTCAAAATCCGTTGCATCAGACGGAAGCCAAATCTCCATTACAGTTGCTGAGCCGCCTTCAGTGGTGTATACCCTAGCTCCGGGTAAATTTATAAATTGTATAGGTGTAAAAGCATCCAAGGCACTGGCTGCTGTTGCTAACATTCCATTTAATCGTCCACAAGTTATTAGCCCGGGTGTTGATGTTTGAGCGTGGGCTACTATAACTTTTAATGCTGTGGCTGATACACGATTAGTGGATATTGTACTAGTTATATTAGTATAATTGGTAGGCTTAAAAGCTGTTGTCGAACCAATGGTTATTCCATTATAACGGAACAACGTAACATAATTGGATAACGTCGCAGTCGCTGACGCTGATCCTCCAATACTCCCATCTGGATTACAAATTATAGTGAAGCCATCCTCCGCGGAGGCAGCCATAGAATAATTGTATTTCGTATATGGTTCTTGCAATATGGTTGGTGTCCATGTCATAAAACCGGACGACATGTTCTCATATTGAAATGGATCACAAACCTGCTTTATGTAATCCACTGTTAAAGGTCCTACCTCCAGATCTTTACCTGCAGTTCGATTTTTCACTTTTTGTCTATCATAAACAATTAAAGCTGTCGATTTCTTTTTCTTTTTCTGCACGGCAATAGGTCCGGGATTGAGTTCAATACCAACCAGAGGTGGTGCTGGTGGATCAAAATCAATAGGTGATAATGTAGTATACTCTTCCTCAAAATTTAGTGCATCCATTGCTGCCAAATTAAGTTTAACATGCCCATTAATAAACATGAAAGAAGGGGCCACCTGCGTACGCCAGGTCTGTAAATCCTGATCATACGCACGTCCCACTTCTGAAGAATTTGCCACTAACATAGCATTTGCTAGGTGGACTTTTGGTTCCTTACGTTTTCCTTCGTACAGGTTTTTACTGCGGTCACTGCTCCGTTTCTTGATTATATTTTTAGGGATAATTAATTACAACTAAAGGGCTTATCAGGCCTAATAGAGGTGATTGATTTTGAACTGTTGATGTTAACAATTCAGGCTCGTCAATAACCTAGTACACTATTTTTAATGCCCCGCATACCGGGGGGCAGTAGTCAACTTATGTTAACACCATTCCCCTGCTATCAGATATTATATCAATAACAGGGTCAATGGATTTATAAAACAATGTTCTCGCATCTGTTCCCAATTCAGTAAACCGCTCCAAGGCAACTGTACTATACAAACTCTGAGGAAAACCGAGATTGTATTTGTAAAGCCAAACCCAAGTTTCAGGGGATGGTTTAATTGGTCGCGAACAATAAATCTGCCATTCAGCCATTCTAGCTTGAATTAACTCGCCAGTTTTCGATATTTTAGGGCAAGACTTTATGCACGCATCAAACATTTGTTTGAACAAGGGTATAAAAGAAAATGTATTATAAAGACCTTTAGCACTAACGGCGCACAATTCTTCATATTTCATAGTCTTATTGGTTGCGAATGTTCCAAATTTGTTGAAAACTCTCGCAGGTAGAGGTAATAGAACAGCTGAACCCTCAACAGGCACAAATCTAGCTGAACAAAAACACACATCATACAAAGTTTCTCTATGCTTAGTTTCGGCTTTAAATCCTAACTTCTTCATGATTTTTGCAAAATCAATCCGCTCTTTACAAACTAAAGCATTATCATCTCCTTGAATCATCATCTTAACTAATCTTGGCAACTGCCAAACGCTACAACCCATAGCTTTGCAACACATATAACAATGTAACAAGGCATTTAAAATTGAATTACCACAACTAGTATAAGGATCTCCAGATTTACGTCCATCTGGTGTTTTGTATGTTATGCCGTATCGTGATTTTGATACGGTGGGTATATTAAACCTAAGTAGTTTTCGGACTAAAAGGGGAGCGCCACAATAAATATAAATTTCGCGCTCTATCTGTAACAAGTATTTCCGCATACTGCTATCCCATTTCGAAACATCATTCTCTATCCATTTACCGAATAAACGATGTTTAAATCCCCATTTCCCTACCTTCTCAGCTGATAAACCTGAGCTATAGGTAATGAAATTGTTCACATTCCACACCTTCTTAAGGCGCTTCTGAAAACTGGCAAACCAGGGTCCGCAAATATCTACGAACTCTTCCTGGCCCCCGTTAATTACTCGAGGAGCTTTCATGAACATTTCATAAGGTGAATTATAAAGCAAGTTTTCACACTTAAGAAAAGTTTTCCTGACACACCACTGTTTAGCTTCAATACTACTAAGATTGAAGTTCTCATCGATTCCTCTAGAAACCAATTCATCGTGGGTCTTTTGCAATGCAACTTTGACAGAAGGAGTTGCATTACTATTTTTCAAATATTCATCAAAACTTATAGATTTAACATTACGCATTCCTCCAAAGAAGAATTTCATATTGGATCTAACAAATTTTGTGAAAGATTTGGCCTCCTTTTCATCAACTGGGGTTAATTCACAAGTGACTCTGCTCTTAACAGCGTTCAAAAAATTCCAAGAGTTACTTGCGAAGTTGATGGGTTTAAAAGGATTGTTTAAAATACCAGTTTGACTGCTGGATTTAATACAATTGTCAAGGCCTTTCTTGACTTTAATTTTGCACCCTTCCCTGACTGCCAGGTGCAAAAAATTATGGCTATTACGTGTCAACAATGATCCTAATTTGACATTAATAGTTGGTTCAACACATTTTTTACGCAATCCCATCAGTCTATTAATTAGAGCTGACAGTTAATTTAACAGAGATCAATAAAATGACAAATATAATAACTACTTGCATAATAGTGACCCAATAAGTACTTATTAATGATAAGACAAATAAAGTATAAATTGTTTTAACAAACAATTGTCTCCAAAAATAAGTGTTTTTATTAACATTTAAAATAAGGGATCGCGTGGTCCATAATGAGGGAAGCGTTACGGACACTTCTCTCAAAATTGTTAAACTTACTCCTCTAGCTATTATGCTCAGTTCAGATGAATTAACATTAAGAACATGGGTCATATAGTAGATAGCAAATTTCAAAGATTCAACAAACGTCTCCTCAAGAAACATGGAGTTGTTGGTCTTAGTTAACCACCAAATATTTAATGCTGAAATTAAATCTGATGGTACTCTTTGCGTAAAAGTTTCTTTCCTGAAATTTTTAGCAAATGCTCTAACATAGTCTACTGTAACAATTAACCAAAAGAAAGTAAACCATGAGTGTGGGTCCAATTCAACATACTCATCCCAAGTTATATCTTGCCAGTTATTAACTTCCATACTCCTTGATTCTTGATCTAGGACTGTAGGATAGGATTGAGGTTTTTTAACCAAAGTGACACCACGAAGTAAAGAATCCTTATTCTCTTCAACTTCTTTCGCTTCCACATTGTGGATCGAAACAGCATGTTCACTAGCACTAACAAGAACTCCATTTTCTTGCTGTACCAACAATTTGTGATTTTTATTATCATGCTTGTTTTTCATATATTTATTCTTTTTAATCATTGATCGGGGATTCTGTGATTTTTTCTGATTTGTGATAGGATGTTGATTTAGGTCGAGGGGTATAGATGACTTGCTCTCAATAGACGCCAGGGTTCCTTTGCTGGAAAGTTGCCAGCCCTAAAAACTTCATATTAATATAAAATTAATGAAGGGGGGTGACACAAATGTCAGTGGGTCCTAGGGCGCTAGGTCGCCATGCCAATAAAGGCGTTTATATAAAAATGATATTGTAAACAGGATAAAAACTGAAATTATATAAATGTAAATAAATAGGTGAATTAGGCAACAATTCCCGTGTGAAATTGTTGCAGCACTGTTGATAACCGAGTGACTGTTAACTCGAGGATAGCATCCGCCGTAAATGGGTTGAACCTCAATCACTTAGTTTATGGATTCATCGCGTCGGGGCTCGGCCCCGGGAATCGTCCACGCTAAGTGAAAGCTGGGTAGTACCGTTACACAATACATCCAGGTAAACTCCTG